TAGTAAGAAGAGATTTATCTGATAGTATTAACTTAGGAATTGATCTTGGTATCTTGAACGGATCTGGTTCATCAGGTCAGCCTACAGGTATCATGAACACTTCTGGTATTGGTTCAGTTGCAATCGGTACTAATGGTGGTGCTATTACTCTTGAAAAGATTGTTGATCTTGAGACAGCAATCATGGAAGATAATGCAGGTGTTAATGCAGATAACATTGCTTATGTAACAAACGCAAAAGTAATGGGTGCATTGAAGAAACTAAGAGCAGGTGGTTCTACAACTGGTGATGGTGCATTCTTATACAATGCAGACCTATCAGCTATCGGTAGAGGTGCTACTCCTGGTGTTCTTAATGGATATCCAGTAGCAATGACAAACCAAGTTCCAAGCAACCTTACAAAAGGTTCTAGTTCTGGTGTTTGTTCTGCTGTTGTTATGGGAGACTTCTCACAGGCAATTCTTGGATTGTTCGGTGGTGGTATCGAAGTAACAGTTGGTGAGGATAGTGATGACTTCAGCAAGAACTTAACTTCTGTAAAAGCTGTAGTTGCATTTGATGTTGCCATACGTCATGCACAGTCATTTGCTGCTATAAAAGATGTGACAACTGCATAAATATGTCAATATGGGGGTATATATTTACCCCCTTTTTATTAATTATGAAAATTAAATGTTTAGCAAACGTAGGAGCGAGTGGAGCTAGTTTAGAAGCTGGTAAAACTTATGATGTGTCTAATTCTGATGGTGATTTACTAATTAGAATAGGAAAAGCAGAAAAGGCAATTGAACAAAAACCAAAAAAAACAAAGGTAAAAAATGCCAATAATTGAAGATAAGGAAACATTAAGAATATATTTACAAGATGGTAAAACTTGTACTATTGAGAATGGAATTGTATTTCCTGGGCATTTAGACACTGCTGATGATGTAATAGCAGGTGGAACAGCAATAAGCACTGAATATATTCTTACAGCAGTTACAGAAGATGTATCTGCACTATCTAGAGGTTCTACAATAACGGTTGATTCTGTTAAATATACTGTTCGAGAGAATCTATTAACAGATGATGGATCTTTTTCACAAGTTTTGCTGAGTAAGACATAATGGCAGATTCATTAAGAGAACAGATATTAGCAAGAATGAAAACAAATCTTGATGCAATATCTAATGCTACTGTCTATAGATCAAGAGTAGAGCCTCTCAGTCGTGGTGAAGCACCAGCGATAATAATAGAACCGATATCAGATCAACCTACAGATACTAACTTCTTTGATAAATTAGATTGGTCTATGCGTGTCAGAGTATCAACGATTGTTAGAGCTTCTTTACCTGATGATGAATCAGACATATATTCACAACAAGTACACTTAAAACTAATGGCTGACCAAACTGTAAATGGGTATGCTTTGGATTTAACGCCAGATCGTACTGACTTTAACTTAGTTGAAGCTGACCTACCTCTTGGTATAGTAAGTCAAGACTTCTTAGTTCGATATAGAACAAGTCGTACTGATTTAACTTCATCTTAAGATTATGGCTAAAATTAGTAAAGAAGTTCCAAATCCAGGTACAGGTGGAACATATATGTTCGATCCTGAAACTGGGGAAACTACACTAGTACCAGAAACCGATTCCTCTAACGACAATGGCTCTAACAAGAACGACAAAACTACTAGCAAAGATTGAATCATCATATGGGAGTAATTCAACTCCTGTTGCTGGATCAAATGCTATACAGGTTACTGACATAGAAGTAACACCAATAGAATCTGACAACGTACAGGCTACTGCCTTTCAAGGTTTTATTGGAAACAGTACAAGACCTACATTGCTCGCAAACAAAAGAGTTGCAGTATCATTTGGTGCTGAACTTTCTGGCAGTGGTGCAGCAGGTACGGCAAGTGCGCTTTCTCCTTTGCTGAAAAGTTGTGGTTTATCTGAAACAATTGTAGGTTCTACCAGTGTTACTTATGCACCTGTCAGTGCTTCTTTTTCTAGTTGTACAATTCTTTGCTTTTATGGTGCTACAAGACATTTAATAACAGGATGCAGAGGAACAGCGACTATAACAATGGCAGCAGGTTCATTTGCACAGATTAATTTTGAATTTACTGGTATTTATAACAGCCCTGATAGCACAGCAATGTCTGGTACATTCACTGTTGCAAACCAAGCTGCTGCGATAGAGGTAAATGATACTAACGTCACTACTGCAACATTTCATGGTGCAACTTCACAGAGGTTAGAATCCTTTGACCTTGCATTAAACAATGAGGTTGTTTACAAAGAAACTGCATCTAGCAAGGAAGTATTGATAACAAATCGTGCGCCTGGGGGTACTGCTGTTCTAGAAGAACCAGTAAGAGCAACAACAGATTATTTTAGTAAGGCAGAAACTGCTGCAACAGGTAATAGTTCTATTGTTCTTGGATCTAGTGCAGGTAATATTGTTACTGTTAATGTTCCTCAGACTGATATAACAGGTGTTAGTCGTGGTGATACAAATGGTGTTAATTCATTAAACCTACCGTACTTGGCATTACCAACAACAGCAGGTAATAATGAGTTAAGTATTGTTATGACTTAATTTATGGCACTTGTTTTTAAAAAAATCGCTGAGTATGAATGGCAGGTAAAAGTTAAAACACCATATAAAGGTAAATTTAAAGAGGAAAGTTTTACTGCTAAATTTAAAAATGTTGGCAGAAAAAACTTTAATGAACTTATAGATGGTGGTGATGATCACTTTGTAAAAACTGTTCTACTCGGCTGGTCTGGTATTAAAGACGAGGATGGTAATGAGGTTGAATTTAATGATGAAAACTTTGAGGCGATATTAGATAACGTATATATTGTTCAAGCCGTTATTGCTGCCTATGGTGAAAGCATGCAGGGAGCATTGGCAAAAAACTAGAAAGGGCTGCTGAGTATTGGGTGAAGGGTGATGTTATAGATGAAAGTGCAGAAGCTTTAGCAGCCTTTGGTGCTACGCCAGAACAGATAGCAGATATGGTTAGTCCTGTTAATAATGATGTTGTTATATGGATAGAAAATAAGGAAATTGTAGAAATGTTTTTTAGATTAACAACACAATGGTATGTCAGTATGGCAGGTTTATCTGGTATTAACTATTCATCTTACGAATATCTGTGTAAACTATATTCAGTAGAAGATCCTGTCTCTATGTTTGAAGGAATACAGACAATGGAATATGCTGCACTTAGAATGATGCAAAAGGATAAGAAATAATGGCTGATCAAAAAACACAATTAGACGTAATATTAAATGTTAAAGGTGTAAAAGAACTTCGTGGTTTAACAAATTCATTACAAGGACTAAAAAATAATGCAAAAAATGCTGGATTAGATACTAAAAAATTTACACAAGAATTAAGAAAACTACAAAGTGAGGGTGTTAATTCAATAAATAGAACTAGAGCTTTATCAAATACTTATAAAGAATTAGCAAATAGTGTTGATATAACTTCTAGAGAATTTAAAGAAGCAACTAGAGAAGCTAGAAGATTGGATAGAGAGTTAGCAAAAATGGAAAGAAGAAAAACTACTGGAGGACGAGCAAGAGGATTAGCAAGAGGATTAGGAGCAGTCGCAGCAGGTGGTGTTTTTGGAGGGGTAGAGGGTCTAGTTGGAGGAGGTATAGGTTTAGCTGTTACTGGAAATGCCTTTGGAGCAGCAGCAGGTGCAGCTATTGGTGCGCAAGTTGGTCAACTGCGTAAATCTATTGGTGAGATTGGTGTATACACTGCGTCTTTAAAACAACAGAAATTTGCATTAGCTTTAGTTGTAAAAGACACTGAAAAATTTAATAAAGCACAAGAATTTCTTGCTAAGACTAGTGAAAAATTAGCAATACCACAAGATGTCATAGTAAGACAATTTACGTCCTTAACAGCATCAGTCGTTGGTGCAGGTAAATCAGTAGAAGATGCACAAGAGGTATTTTTATCAATCGCTTCTGGTATTAGAGGTACTGGTGGATCATTAGAAGATATGCGGGCAGCTATGGTTGCTACAAGTCAGGTATTTAGTAAGGGTAAGGTATCGGCCGAAGAGCTTAGACAACAGCTTGGTGAAAGACTCCCAGGATCTTTTACATTATTCGCAGCATCAATGGATAAAACACCTAGACAATTAGATAAAGCATTAGAGCAAGGTAAGGTTACATTAGATGATTTTATGGGTTTTGCAAAACATCTTTTTGCTAATTATGGAAAAAATGCAGAAATTTTAGCATCATCTCCAGCAGCAGCAGGTGATAGATTAGCAACAGAATTTAGTAAGTTCAAAGAAAACTTTGGTGGATTGTTTGCAAATATAGGTGCAGGTTTTCAAGATACAACAACTAAAATTATTGGTTTTTTAAATGATAATGAGAAAGCTATAAAAAAATTCATAACTGGTTTTGTTAATAATCTTGGTGGAATAAAACGTGTATTAACGAAAGTTGCAACTGATATAGCAAATATTGTTAGTGGTATATTTAAATCTTTTACAACAGTAGTTACGAAGATATTTAATAAGGTGGCTGAAATGATCAATAAACTTATAGAAGCATTAGGTGACACATTAGAAGGTTTTAAAAAAATACCTGTTTTAGGACAATTTATTGAAAATATTCAAACAACATCATTTATACCAACAATTGATCCAGATACTAAAAAAACAATAAATAATGCATTGCAACCTGCTGTAGATTATAAAGATGAATTAGAAAAAATATTTAAACAATCAGGTAAAACTGTAGAGGAAGTTTTTGGTTCACCAGAATTTGATGCAGCAGTAGAAAAAATTATAAAACAAAAACAAGCTACAGAAGAACTTAATGCTGCTACTAAAGATTTAGGTAAAACAACTTCAAAGGTATTTGATGGTATGAAAGGTGGTGCGCAAGACTATCTAAACTCAATAAAAGAGGTAGGCAAACAAATACAAGATGCTTTTGTTAGTGCATTTAAAGGGATGGAGGATGCTTTTGTAAATTTTGTAATGACAGGAAAATTAAATTTTAAAGATTTAGCACGTTCAATAATTGCAGATATAACAAGAATAGTAGTCAGACAAAAACTTATGACTCCATTATTAGGTGGTATTAATAGTTTATTTGGTTTAGATCTAAAGCTGAATGCAAAAGGAAACGCATTTGGAGCAAATGCAATTATTCCTTACGCAAAAGGTGGCGTAGTTTCACAACCTCAACTTTTTAAATTTTCTACAGGAGGCTCTGGAAAACTAGGAATTATGGGCGAGGGTGGCGCACCAGAGGCAATACTACCTTTAAAACGTGGTCGTTCTGGTAATCTAGGTGTTGAGTCATCAGGTACCTCAACTAATATTGTTGTAAACGTAGATGCATCAGGTTCTTCTGTAGAAGGTAGTAATGAAAATGCAAATCAATTTGGTGAGCAACTTGCATCTGCAATACAAGCTGTAATTATAAATGAAAAACGATCAGGAGGTTTACTAAATTAATGGCAACTTTTCCATCGACACCAGAGGCATCTTTCCCTATAAAAAAAATAAAAGAAAATAAAACTAATACAGTTCAATTTGGTGATGGGTTTGAACAAAGATTAACAGAAGGATTAAATCAGAATAAATTAAAATATAGTTTATCTTGGCAAAATATTACTTTATCAGAAGCAGATACATTTATATCTTTTTTAGATGCAAGAGTCAATGATCAAGAAAGTTTTGATTATACCCCACCTGGCGAAACATCATCATTTAAATTTGTTGCAGAATCTGGATATAGCAAAGATATTGTAAATGCAGATAGAGCAACTGTTCGTGCAGTTTTTAATCAGGTATTTGAATCATAATGGCAATTCCTTTTGTTGAGCTAAATAAAATAAATCCAAGTTCTATTATCGAGTTATTTGAACTTGAACTGACTGTTGGTACACACATAGTTGCTGGCAATCCACAAAGCTTGCCTACTGTGTATAGATTTCATGCTGGTGCAAATCTAAACAATTTTGGTGAAGTAATATTTCAATCAAATTCTTATCAAAGAGTAGCGGTACAAATAGAAGGTTTCGAAAAGAAAAGCACAGGCACTATCTCAAGACCAACAATTACTTTTTCTAATTTAGGTGGTATAGTTCAAAATTCATCAACAGGTTTAGTTATAACAATGAGTGATTTTTTAAATAGTGTGAATCAAGTTACCCCACATAATGATTTGATAGGTGCAAAGCTTACTAGAAAAATGCCGCTTGCTTCTGCCTTAGACAACTCAAATTTCTCATCTGGTTCTAATCCGTTTGGCACTCCAAGTTCTGATAGATTGCGTGATGAAATATATGTAATTGATAGAAAAGCTGTTGAAAATAGGCAAGTTGTACAATTTGAACTTACTGCTGCAAACGACTTGGAAAATAGGGAAATACCTCAGAGAGTAGTCACCAGAGATTTATTCCCTGCTGTTGGAACATTTGTCTAATGACAGAATATAAATGGGCTACAGATGCTTTTGAACACGCTTTAGAGTGTGATAAAGAGGAATCATGTGGATTAATAATTGATATAGATGGTATTGAAACCTATTGGAAATGTAAAAATATATCAGGTACATATAAAGAGAAGTCATTTGTTATAGACCCTTTAGATTATGCAAGTGGTGAAGATCAAGGAGAAGTTCTTGGTATCGTGCATAGCCATCCTGATGGAGAAATGGCCTTTAGTCATGCTGATAAAATAAGCTGTAAGTTTAATGATTTACCTTTTTATCTTGTTGAACCAAAAACAGAGTCTATTATTGTTTTATATCCTTCTGAAATAAATGATTAAATTAACTATTTATGGCAGACTAAGAAAGTTTATAGGGCAATCTACATTTGAAATAAATGCGAGAAGTCCTAAAGAAGCATTTAGTTTTTTGATTAATAATTTTAAAGGTGTAGGAGAACATATAAAAGAGCAAGAATATTGTGTTATGGCTGGTAATGTAAAAATTACTGAAGATTTATTAGATATGCAGACAGAAAGTGAAATAAAAATCATACCAGTTGTACATGGTGAAATATTTTTCCTTGCTGCTGGCGCATTATTTACAGCATTAGGATCAGGAACTACTATCTTAGGGTTGACTATAGGATCTTTAGTACAACCACTATTTACAGTTATTGGTGTAAGTATGCTCAGTAATGGTATACAAGAATTATTTGCACCAGATCCAAAACCATTAAATGTTGACAGACAAGAAGATCCACAAGATCCAAGTTTTGTTTTCACAGGTCTTTTAAATAATTCAAAACAAGGTGTACCGATTAATATAATTTATGGAGAAACTTTAGTAGGTAGTACAGTTGTGAGTTCTTCTGTTGATACTTTTCAAGTTGTTAATGAGTAAATATGGTTTTTTTAAATAGACAAATTGTTGATGCTTTACTTGGCAACGATAAACTAAAATCTATTGATTTTGGTACTGTTGTTGACGCAATAGGAGAAGGACAGATTGAAGGATCTGCGACAGCAAGTAGAGCAAGAATTACAGATAAAACAAGCACAGCTTTCAAAAATGCTTTTCTTAAAGATTTGTTTTTAAATAAAACTGCTGTGTTACAGGGTGACGCAAGTAATACAAGTCCTATAGACTCAGATTTTAATTATCCGAAAGATAGACTTACTTTTGAGTTTCAAGATGGAACTGCTAACAATGAAGTTTTGTTTGCAGCACAACAACAATCAAGTGAAGTTATAACAGGTGATAAAGGGCAAGAATGTAGCTTTCCAGTAGGAGGATCGGCAACGCCAAGATCAGGTACTATCACAAATTCATCTATTGACACTGTTCAAGTTAAGGTAAAATTTGATCAATTTTTTAAACTTAATACAGAAAATGGTAATAGAGAATCTACAAGCGTCAGAGTTTTAATAAAAGTCAATCCAAACAATGCTTCACAAGCAACAGTTATTGATGAAACAATTACTGGCAAAAGTTTTAACCCTTATTCAAGAGATTTTGGTATAAATTTAAAAGATTTTCCAAATTTTAATGCAACAAATTTTTTTCCTGTTGTAGTAAGTGTTGAAAGAGCAAATGATGTTGGTGACGAAAATACATTTAATACAATGCGTTTAGCAGAAATAAGGCAAATTATTAGAGAGCAGAATAACTATCCTAATATTGCATATTCCTCTCTTAGATTTTCTTCAGAATTATTTACCTCTGCCCCAAATCGAATTTTTAGAGTAAGAGGGAAACTTGTAAAAATACCTCATAATGCCACTGTTGATTATACAAATGGTCGGTTAACATATTCTGGAACTTTTAATGGGTCGTTTAAAACAGATAAAGAATGGACAAGTGACCCTGCTTTTGTTTTATATGATCTTTTAACAGATAGCGTTAGTGGTTGTTCAATACCAGAGTCAGAGTTAGACGTTTTTTCTTTTTTTGGTGTTAGTAAATATTGTAGTCAATTAGTAGATGATGGAAATGGTGGTCAAGAACCTAGATTCTCTATAAATGCAAATATTAATAATAGACGTGATGCAATGGCAGTAATTAAAGATATTTGCTCTGTAATGAGAGCAATACCTTACTACGAAGAGGGAACTATAAAAATTTCTCAGGACGCACCAAAAGATATTGATAATCCAAGTTCTGTAAGTTTTGATTATGTTTTCAATAACGCTAATGTGGTAAATGGCGAATTTGTATATTCTGGCAGTTCATCAAAAACTAGATTTAACGTAATTAATGTTTCATATTTTGATTTAGAAACACAAGAAATAGATTATGTGACTGTAAAAGATAGTACTGCACAACAAAAATATGGAACACAGACAAAAACAATTAATACTTTTGGAACTACTT